GTAATCAAAGATACCTCGTTTCGACTGAACGTCGCGGAGGAATGGTTCAACAATGTTCACAAAGTTAGTTCTTGTGATTTCATCATTGAACTCGAACAGGAAGTCCTTAGCAGCAGCGGAGATTGCATCTTCCAGATAGATGAACAAACGACGAACGTTAATTCTATCGAATGCGGAGGACTTACCGAATGCAGTCTTATCACCGAAGAGGATGATTCCTGCTCCAGGGGAGAAGATTACTGGGTTTACTCTTGCAGAGTAGAGTTGATCTCTCTGCTTCTTACCAGGGTTGTAGGCAAGTTTGACTGCGTTGAGGATAGCACCGCGTGAAGTTCCAGCAGGTGAGAACCATGGGAACTGTTCAACATCGGTTCTAGCACAAGTTCCAGCAATGTCGCCATTCAGTGGGACATAACGGAAAGTGTCGTTGAAGCGGTCATACATGTACTTGTAACCGCTATCGATAACAGCATATGTGGTTGAAGTGATGCGATTAGCAAATCCGAGTACGTTATCCGTAATCGTATCTACGTTTTCGACAGTAACAGAACCAACTTGGTTATCGGTGATGAATGCACCTCTGTGAGGTGAAACAAATGCAACAGCGTCTTTTCTTGCTTCAGCAACTGCAACACACTTGTTAGCAAGTGCTGCAGCATCATCGATACCGTAGTTTGCAGAACCCATCAAGATGAAGTCTACTTCATACTCTTCAGTGTTCTCAAATCTAGTAAGTCCAGAGATGATATCATCCAGACCAGAGTAGAGTGCGCCAGCAGTAGAAACATCAGTCTTTCCACCGTAGTTAAGACCACCACCAAGAGTGAGTGTCTGTACTCCACATCCACCAAATTTTACACCATCGGCATTTTGATCCCAACCAGAATCTCCCTCAAGAGTATGTCCAGCAGTATCAGTTGGTTCATTTAATGCGATAGATGCAGTTCCAGCAGGAGCAGAACCACCAAAGATATACTGAGAACTGGTGTAAAGATACTTTCTCCAGTAAGAAGGAGAACCAACAGAGAACTCAGCATCTTTTGCCTTAGAAAGACTCAAATGCTTCTCAAGGATTGTTCCAGCATTACCAGTTACGGTTCCTTTGTCGTCAATAACAACAACGTGAACTTCGTCAAATCTACCACCTCTAGAAGCAGCATACTCAGAAGTTCCAGGGCGGTTTGCTAACTGATCCCACTCAAGTTTACCAACACTCAGTTCGATTTCTTGTTGCTCGAACCAGTCTACCTGACCAGACCAAGATGTTGAAATTGAAGGTGAACCAACAGGATCACCTGCAGTATGGAAACCAACAGTACCGCTAGTTCCTAACGCAAAAGCAGTTCCTGGAGCGTAATCCAAGTCAGTAACAGTTCCAGCAACAGAAACACGAGATTGTAACTTAACTGCAACTCCACCATTTGTAGGGAGTTCGGTAACAACACCACGGAAATATCCATCCAAATCGTGCTTAACACCAAGACGATCGGAATATCTTCCAGAAGCAGTAACTGTAATACCCATGCCGACGGTAACTGCACCAGTAACACCATTCAGAATTTGATCTGCCTTGGCGTCAATGATAGCAACCTTGATATCATTTGCCCAAGTACCTGGGTTTCTAGCAGCAACAGTTACGTTAGTGATTGCGTTCTCGTCGTAACCGAGTTGTTCGTAGTGCTCAGTGCTCTTAATCTTAATGCTTGAAGCAGCGCCGACGAAAGCATTCTTGAGTCCTGCGTCATCCGCTCTTGAAACTCTCAGAGTTCCACCGTAAGCGAGATAAGACGAAGCAACCATCCAATGTTCGTAGTGCTTATCGACTGAATATGGTCTGCCGAAAGTGTCTAAGAGATCATCCTCATTTTCAATAAACTGAGGAAGATCTACAGGTCCCTTTGCGAAAGGAGCGACAGCTGCCCCAATCGAACCAGAAACGGGATCGACTCTTCCAATAGTTAAGTCAACTTCTCTTACTACAATTCCAGGAGATGCTAAGTTTAGAGGCATCTTTTTGTTCTCCTTGGTCCAAATTACCTGAAATTATTTATTAAAAAGGGCATTTTCGATGGGGAATCTAGCCGTGAAATCTACCAATCAGGATATTCCCACACATTAGTGCTTTTTTTCACTCTATTCTTTGTACACTCTTTACATTCATAAGAGTATGATGAAGCAACAGGACCTCTATCTTTTCTAGTCCTATAAAATCCATCAACTAAATTTTTAGTTGCACCACATTTCTTACACTCCCGCTCATAGAGGAGTAGATGACCCAAATCTAGTTGGTCATCTAAGTCCATTAATAATACTCCCACATATAAGCACGATCACCATATTCATCAGTATGCCAGCGATCACCATCTTTATCAGTGAACGATCCTGTTATATCATTGATTCCATCATCTAGGAATCCAAATGGTGCCATATCTTGATCGATTTGATTTTTTTGTTCTTCGTAGATTCTCTTACGGACATCATTGTCCGTCATTTCTTTGAAGTAATCTTGTGCTACCAACCAAGCAAAGATAACCAGACACATTGCTAAATCATCATTACATCCCTCTTCCGCTTCAAAAGAATTATGGCGTTGAGCAAATGTGGTCAACTCTGAGATAATCTGATAGTCAAGTGTAAGAAGTTTGAAATCTTCAATAAGTGTCTTCAAGTTAGAGCAACCAAGTTTCTTGACCTGTGCTGTTGTCCTAACTCCCATTTGTGACTTCTTACCAGAAAAACCGTGCCCGACAACTTGTCCAGCACGACCTCTCATTGCCGCCATTAACATATTTTCGTATTCTAAATCATAGTGAAGAATACTTGCTACTTGTTCGCCAATATCATTAACTTCTACTAATACCCAGGCATCATTATAATTTTTTGCCGTCTGCTGGATAATATTTGGGAACAACATTGGTTTGATTTCATTGTTCCTATACTTTGCGACTATCTTATAGGGAAACTCTGTAATATCAACGACGATAAATGCAGAATAATCGTTGCCCAACCCACGAGCAACATCAACAGTAATAAGGTAGTTGTGTTCTTTTTGCGCTTTTTCGTAGACATCTAATCCAGCATTACTTTGAATTGGATCTTCATAAATTAAATTCTTGAGGATTGATGGATTTATAAGGGTATTGACAGAACCAAGAAACTCACACTCGAACTCGACCTTGAATTGCTGTTCTGA